AACATTTGAACTTAATATAACGTCTTCGTATGGTTTAATATCGTCACTCATTTCTATTACCAATAACCTGGATATGTCTTACCACCCCAAAGGTGTCCAAATCTATTGATTCTACAAGCCCAATAACCAGCCTTTGTTCTATCTTTTTTCTTATCACATTGGTGTCTTGCAGCAAATGATTTACGTGCTTTAGGGTTAGATACCTTAGCAGTTAATCCACCATGGACATCACCAAATGAAATCTTTTTAACATTACCTGAAGAAGGGTTTTTAACATAAACAACATATTTCTTACCCCCACCAGAGTTTCTCATTGGTCTACCCAACTGTACTTTCTTACCCTTGTATTCGGCTTCATTCAAGTCTTCCTCAATAAATGGGACATCAAGATGAACAACTTTCCCATTAGATAAGGTTGCGGTTTTTCCCATGTCTGATTTAACAATTTCAACATCATCCTCATTTAAATCAATCATACCTTGATTATATAAATCTCTAACCTCATTAATTAATTTAAAGAAGTTTTGTGATAATGGTCTGTAAACATTTTCAGTTAATGGAATCTCATAATCCAAGTGATATTGTAATCCTTCTGAAATTATTTTATCGTTTTTCATCTGTTGGTGGTTTTAATACGGTTAATGCTTCAGGGAAACTTTTATCTAAAACTTTCTCATTTTTATCGTTATATGGTATATTTTGTAAAATATATCTAATAGCATTCAATCCTGAAATTCTTTTATCGTTTGAATCAATAATCACCCAAGGATGATTAACTGTTGATGTCTTATCAAATAGTTTTTCTTTAAATTCTGTGAATCTATCCCACAAATCTTGCATCTTTTCATCATTAGGTGAATACTTCCAATATTTTAAAGGTGATTGTTGTCTCATTTCAAATCGGTTCGCCTGTGTTATCTTGTCTATTGAAAACCACAATTTAAATAGGTAATCTCCGTCTTTTACTAAACCTTGTTCAAAATCTTCAACATTATCCATAAAATCTTCATACTCCTCAGTAGAACCATAACCCATGACAGGTTCAATTAACCCCCTATTATACCAACTTCTATCAAATAAATTAACTTTACCTGGTTGAATTTGACCTCTATATCTATCCCACCAATTTTTTCTTTCTTCAGGTGTTGGTATACCAAGAGCAATTATATTATAAAATCTTGGATTCATATTCTCAACAAATTTTTTAATTACTGAACCTTTACCTGCAGAATCTCTACCTTCAAAAACAATAATCACAGTTTTACCTGTATTATGTAACCATTCTTGTAATTTTAATAATTCAATCTGTAAATAATAAAGTTCTTCTCTATAAACTTTTTTTGGAATGATAGAAGGTTCTTGTGGTTCTAACTGTGGTAAATCATCTTTTTCAGGTTCCTGTAAAATAATGTTTATTTCACGTTTTTTAAGTGACTTTAGTAACTTTTTGAAGAAATCCAAAATGTTTCTATTTTTATCACCTTTCATTTTAAGGACTTTTAAAACACCTCTTTCTAATAAATTAAAATCAACAATTTGATTTTTTGAATAATCAACAACTTGATTTAAATCTTTCTGTAGTTGAGCACTATACACATCACTATATTTTAAGATATCAATAATCCTTTTAATTTGGGATTCTGATTTTTCCTCATTTATTAAATGTTTATTTAAATTTCTCATTTAGAATATTTTTTGAACAATAAAGACAAACCAAAGAAAAACCCCGAAATAAAATACAAAGTTAGATTTGCGTACCACAAACTCCCTGTTAGTGAAATAAGCCAATATTGAACGGCATCGAATCCAAGTGGGTTGAAAAACATTCCTAATATTAAAAGCTTTACGGAAATATTTTCTAAAAATATTTTTTTCCAAGTTCTGTGTACTATCTCCATCTTCCATACTAACGGATTTACTATTTATGATTCATTCAAACGGGATTATCATTTGATAAATATTTGAAATACTGAATAATTTAACATCTATAAGTATTTATATAAGAAAAATAGTCAATTTATGAAAAAAAGAAGTATTAACTCTAATTTAATTCGCAACACACTTAGACAATATATCTCAGAACAAGATATACCTGTAAAAGACGAAATGGTGGAAAAGAAACCAAGATGTTTAACAACTAATTCTTTACCATTAACGGAACTCACTGGAGAAGCTGAAAATTTTATGGAATACACTCCAAGTATCACAAAAAGAAAAAATGGTGTTAACTCTTTAGTAGATACATTAGGTATTTTAAATAACTTAAGATTATTTAAAGACGTTAATGATGGTGGAGAACATCTATCTTACGAAATGCTACAAAATTTAAACAATTATAGAAATAGAAATTATTTTGATGAAACTTCAGGCCAATGTAACAAAGCAATGGACAAAGTAATTGAACTTTACAAGGAAAATGAACATGGTACTGAGTTAGTTAAAGACATTGAAAAAGTATTATCATTACAGACCAAAGATGATGAATTAACACCATCGCCAAGAGCTAAAGAATACTTAAAAAGATGTATGGAATTAGTTAAAGGAAAATAATCAATTTAACGATAAATGAAGAAGGGACATGTGTCCCTTTTTTTATTTTAAAAACTATTTATAATAATAAACCAAATTAAAAAGTAAATAGTTAAAATGGCAAAAGGAAAACTTTCAACTAATGGGTCAAAAGAAACTTTCGGAAAAAGAAGAGAAGGTGTATCAAAGAAAAAATACGGACCAAAAGAACAAAAACCAAAAAACTACAAAGGACAAGGTAGATAAACCAAAAAAAATTAAAATTATGAAAAACAAGAAATTTTTCTTTGGATGGGAAAATATTAAATGGGTTATTTCTGAATTAGGTAAAATGTATTCAAGTAAACCTTCGTTTTTTTCTAAAAAAAGAATTGAATCAGGTATTGCATTTGTTATTGCGCAATGGGGTATGATTTTCTTTCTATTGGAAAAACATTCTGAGATGTCAATAACTGATTTAGTAATGTGGACCGGTGTTGAATTTGCCGTTTCAGGATATATAATTCACCAAATTCAAAAAGAAAAGAAAGAAGAAGATTTACCACCAACTGATGAGGACCAACCTGAAATAAATTAAAAAACCCCTTTTGGGGTTTTTTTTATCTTCTAACACCTGGTTTACCAGTTCCTCTTTGTGGTTCATTACCTCTATGATAATGAGTTACATTTGGTTTAGGTGTGTTAATAGTCGGTGAAGGGTTGTTGTGTTGTGGTGGAGGTGGTGGTAACGGTAGTGTCGTCTGTTGGTAGTTATAGTTTGGATAATAATTATTGTTTCTATTATAGTAGTTATAATCAGAATAGTTGTTGTAGTACGTAGGGGGTAATACAGTTCTGTTCCCATAATAATCCTCACTTGATACAGGTCTTTCCTTTGGTTCGTGATGTGTTACCCAAAACTCTTCAGTCCTATTCCAATACATCTCATCATCTTCAGGTCTTGTTCTGTCGTCAGTTAGATTTTCAAAACTAGCACAAGATGTGAATAGTAAGATAAAAAACAACACATTAATATTTTTCATATATAATTTAATTTAATTACCAATCAATACCAGGACCAAATTTCCTGTTGTCTACGATGTCTTCAATATACAATTCTATATTTGGAATCCAATCTTCCATTCTAGCCTCAATTTCAGTTATTAAATTATCAAAATCTTCTCTTTTTGAGTTTTTGTGTACGGTAACTGAAACCATTATAGAAACTGTCTTATCAACATAATTAACAACTATTTTATCCACTGAACTAACTTCATCAAGTTCATCCATTTCACCCATTCCCCACTCTTCAGATTCTTTTCTTATACTATCTAATGTTGAGTCAATTAACCCTTGGATTTGGTCCTGTAATATTTTAACTTGAGATTCTGTAACAATATACTTCATATAGAATAAATATTATCCTTCCAAGAAAGATAATATTTTATCTTTGATTCCAACCTGTTTGATACCTTCATTACTCAAAGGTGTTAAGACAAAGTTATCCAACCCCCACTCGTGTTCAAATTCCATTGAGTAACGTAGTCCAGTCTTTCCCATATCCAAATCATCAATTGCCACCCAATGTGTAACTTCAGGATGGTTTGATAACCAATCTTTGATTTCCAAACTTCTTGTTCCTTCCAAATCCCAATTACGATTCCATGTAACCCTTGACCCATCAAGTAAAGTATCTGTAAAGTCAATTGGTCGTTTGATGATACCCTGTTTTTCGTAGTAGTCACCCATTTCTTCAACATTAACCCAACGTTTCCAATCAGAAGATACAACGATTTCAGCACCGGTCTTTTCCAAGATTTCATTTAATACCTTGATTGCCTTTTTGTCAAAGTTATCAAAACGAGCATCAACAGGCATTGACATAACATCTTGACTTAACTTCTTTCTTGCTTTTTGTTGTTTTTTAAATCGTGACCCCCAGTTACCTGATAAACAGATAACTCCATCGTGGTCTAACATTATTACGCGCATTATATTATATGTTTTTCTTTAATATATTTTTTAATCTCATTCAAATATACATCATCCACATCACTCATCCAAAAATTTCTTTTTTTATTATTTTCACTTTTAGTTAATAATTGTAAATTCCTAAAATCATTAACCACACATACCGGAGTATCTTCTTTAAACCAAGTTATTGGTATTTTATGGTCAATTTCATAATTGACCCAATCTGAAGATAAAGTTTCTAAATATTTTTTAAGTTCCTTTGGAGAATATCCTAATAAAACTATTGTTTTGTCATCTTTATCTTTTTTTATTTTTTTCAAAGTTTCCTTCAACAGATATCTCCATCTGTGTTTTTCAGGGTTTTCTTTTCTACTTTTTTGTGCGGATTTTCTATTATATTCTTTGTGTTTCTCAATATTTTCTTTCTTCCATTTTTTATTTTTATCACCAACTTTTTCAATATTTTCAGAGTAATATTCTTTATATTTATTCCTAATATATTCTTTATTATCATCTCTATATTTTTGAAAATATTCTTTATTCTTTTCCCTATACTCTTTTGATTTTTGTTGATAATACTCTTTGTTTTTTCCCCGATTTTCTTTAGATTTTTGTTTGTAATATTCTTTATCTCGTAAATCGTTAAGTTTTTTTGAACATAATTTACATAATGAACTACCCTTATAAAATTCATCAAATGTTTTCTCAATCCCACATGCCGTAAGATTAACTCGTTTAGTTTTACATATTTTTGTTTCCATATATATAAATATATGTGTAGGTCAAAAAAAATTACTTTTATTTCTTTTTGGAGAATTTCTCTCGGTTTGTTACTTTTTTAACAGGTTCGTATTTGTATTTGATATCAACGGAAATAGGTCCGTTCTTGAACTTATCTAAATCGTAAGTCCATGTTGACACTGTTTCTTCATCTTCGTAAACTCTTGTAAATTTTTTCATATTAAAGTATTAAAAATAAAATTAAATAAAAAAAACCAATTACCAATAATCCAACTAAAAACGTACCAATTAGGTTTGCAATTTCTTCTTGTACACCCACAAATTTAGCACCCCTTTTATAGTAATCCATAAATCGGCTAAAACACGTGAATATTAAACAGTTGATAAAAAATCCAATCATACACAAATATACTACAAAAAATAAGACCCCCAAAATTTTGAGGGTCTTATTTTATAAAATTTTAAGTTATTTTTTAACTTCTTCAAAATCAACATCAGATACTTCAGAATCTTGTTCGGTCATGTTCTCTTCACCTTGACCATAAAGTGTTGAACTTATCTCTTGGAATGTTGAATTCAATTTATCCATGTTAACCTTAATATCTTCAACATTTCTTTCGGAATGTGACTTTTTCAATTCATCAAGTACGGTATTGATATCTGATTTTTGAGTTTCAGTTAGTTTATCATCTAAATCTTTTAATGTTTTTTCTATTGAAAAGATTAGTGAATCCGCCTGATTTATTGTTTCAGCATCTTCTTTCGCCTTTTTATCAGATTCAGCGTTCATCTCAGCTTCTTTTCTCATGTTTTCAATTTCTTCTTTTGAAAGTCCTGAAGATGCCTCAATTCTAATGGTTTGTTTCTTATCCGTTCCTTTATCAACTGCCGATACATTAATGATTCCATTTGCATCAATATCAAATATCACTTCAATTTGTGGAACCCCTCTCATTGATGGTGGAATACCGTCCAAGTGGAATCGTCCAATGGTTCGGTTATCTTTAGCCATTGCTCTTTCACCTTGTAATACGTGGATTTCAACTGTTGGTTGGTTATCAACTGCGGTTGAGAATACTTGTGATTTCTTGGTTGGGATTGTGGTGTTTGCCTCAATTAATTTTGTGAATACTCCACCCATAGTTTCAATACCTAATGAAAGTGGGGTTACGTCTAACAACAATACATCTTTAACATCACCCGCTAATACTCCCGCTTGGATAGCCGCTCCAAGAGCAACAACTTCATCAGGATTAACACCTTTTGACGGTTCTTTACCAAAAAACTTCTTAACCGCTTCTTGGATTGCCGGAATACGTGTTGTTCCACCAACCAAAATGATTTCATCAATATCGGTTGTCTTAAGTCCTGCGTTTTTTAAAGCCGACTTACAAGGAGCAATAGTTCTTTCAACCAAACTATCAACAAGTTGTTCAAATTTGGCCTTAGACAATGTTCTTACCAAGTGTTTCGGTATACCATCAACAGGCATAATGTATGGTAAGTTAATCTCAGTAGATGGTGAAGAAGATAATTCAATCTTCGCCTTCTCAGCTCCTTCACGAAGACGTTGAAGAGCCATAGCATCTTTCGTTAAGTCAATTCCGTTTTCGTCTTTGAATTCGGTTACTAACCAATCAATGATTGCTTGGTCAAAGTCATCACCACCAAGGTGTGTATCACCATCGGTAGATAATACCTCAAATACACCATCACCTAACTCCAAAACTGATACGTCATGAGTTCCACCACCACAGTCAAACACAACAATCTTCATCTCTTTAGATTGTTTGTCAAGACCATAAGCAAGTGCTGCCGCGGTTGGTTCATTAACAATTCTCATCACCTTCAATCCCGCAATCTCACCAGCCTCTTTTGTAGCCTGACGTTGAGCGTCGTTAAAGTAAGCCGGAACTGTGATAACCGCTTCAGTTACCTCTGAACCCAAATAATCTTCAGCAGTTTGTTTCATCTTCTGAAGAACCATTGCTGAAATTTCTTGTGGAGAATACTCCTTACCGTCAATCTCAACACGAGGAGTTCCTTTACTGTTCACCACTTTATAGGGAACACGTTTAACCTCACCCTTACTTTCATCAAAGCTACTTCCCATGAAACGCTTGATAGATGAAATAGTTTTATCAGGATTAGTAACCGCCTGACGTTTAGCCGGGTCACCAACCTTTCTCTCACCACCATTTAAGAATCCTACAATTGAAGGGGTGGTTCTTTTTCCTTCACTGTTTGTAATAACAACTGGTTCGTTACCTTCCATTACGGCAACACATGAATTAGTTGTTCCAAGGTCAATACCTATTATTTTTCCCATAGTTTAATTAATTTTTGTTTAATTATATGAATTTTATTTTATGGAGTCAAGTCCGACCCCGATTATTAAACAATGTGCCAAAATAAAAAAACTGACATTTTGTCATATAAATCAAACTGAGATAAGGGTACTTATTTCCAAAACAACTGAACCATCAATATCATTAAACTCAATACTAAACACACACCAGTTTTAATTGTTATCGGTTCCCCAAATAATGTAGTTGACATAATTGTAAACATTATTGTTCCAATTACAAACCCTATTAATCTAGATGGCCACAACTGACCATTAAAATGTTGGACCATCAAACCAACTGATGTCATAAATAATATTGATATAGGAATCCCCATTAACACGACCAACCACTGATGATTTTTCATCCACTCAAACTTCCATCTTCCTTGTAGTTGTAAGAAAGTTAGTACTTGAGCGAGAGCTCCCACTAACATTGCTAATATTAATTTCATATTTCTTTTACAATATAATATAAAAATCATGTTAAATCATTTATTTTTCAAAAATATCACATATTTATTTCAAAATGACAAACACCAATTTAGAAAATATATAAATAATCCTCCTTCGGGAGGATTTTTTTTGCCCTTTTAATAAATAAAATAAAAAAAACAAAAAATGAAAAACACAGAAACTTACAACGAGTTAGTTCAAAAGATGAGAACATTCTTCCAAAACAAAGGATTTAAAGAAGTTCCAACCCAATCAAGATTGTCAATCTTGGCAGCGTGTGAAAATCCACACTCAATAACAACGTTTAATTATCAGGGAGAGGTTTGGCCACTACCACAGACAGGTCAAATGTGGTTAGAATACGAACTTCTTAAGAATCCTGAATGGGACGGTGTATATTGTATTTCAACATCTTATAGACAAGAAAAAGACCCAATACCAGGTCGTCATGAAATGATTTTCCCAATGTTTGAGTTTGAATCAAAAGGTGGAATGAAAGAAATGTTAAAACTTGAATCAGAACTTTTAGACTATCTTGGATTTAATAGTCCTGTAGAAGTAAACTACGACGATGTTTGTGAAGAATATGGTGGAGTTCAAATTTTAGAGAACGAACACGAGACAAGAATGTGGGAAGAGAAAGGTTCAGTAGTATCTCTACAGAACTTTCCATACAGAACAAATCCATTTTGGAATATGAGAGAAGGTAAAAACAAAATATTCAACAAAGTTGATGTAATTTTATTCGGTCAAGAAACAATTGGTTCGGCTGAAAGAAGTTCCAATGTTGAAGAGATGAGAAATAACTTCTACACAATTGAGAATGGAAAATACTCTGAAAAACTTTTTGAATTATTTGGTAAAGAAAGAGTAGAAAAAGAATTAGAAGAGTTTTTATCACATGATTTCTTCCCACGATTTGGTGGTGGAATAGGGATGACTCGTTTAGCAAGAGCTTACGAATTAAATAAAAAACTTAACGAAGAGGTTTGGGAAACTGAATCAACAGGATATTAAAAATGAAAAACCCCACTTGAAAGAGTGGGGTTTTTAATACTATCTTAATTTATTAGATATTTTCTTCACCTTCTTGTGTTGGTTCCTCAGTTGGGTATTCCTCAACAATTGGTGCCTCATATACTTCAGGTTCAGTATAAACAATTGGTTCTTCAACAACCACAGGAGTTTCTTCTTTAACCTTTGTAACTATAACAACTGGTTCTTGTGGTGGTCTTGGTGTTGTTGGGTATTCCGCAACATTAGATAATACTGTTCCATCCTCTTCATCAACCTTTTGGATTAACATCTTATCTCTATCCTCAGAGTTAAACCAGTAATCAACAACCTTGTTAAGATTACCAACGAATGCTCCAAACAATATCAATAACATTTCTTTCCAGTTCTCTTCAATTGATACACCGAAAAATACTGCGGAGTTTATACCAGCAATGATGAAAAAGAATAAGAACAATACAATCATTGTTATCTTCCATCTGTTTGCTTGCATTTGTTGAAGCATATAATAAAAACGATTTTTATCTTCAACCTTTACATACGGAGTTTCACCGAAAATTAACTTTTTTAATCTACTCATTTTTTTATTTTTTATTTATTTATCTTTGTTAGGGCTCGCACCATATTTCACCCCAAGTATTGTTCCTACGATACTGAAACTATTTGTTAACAGGATACCAAACATATTACTCCAAGTGGAGCCAATGATATCAGTATCCATTCCTATAGTCATAGAATAAACATATATCCCAGTCGTAATACATCCAACGCCTATGATTACATAGAGAGCAACTCTAACAATATTGTTTATCAACTCAAATTGAGTTTTCTTCTGTATTAAATCTAAATTGTTTTCCGCTTCGTTCTTAGCATTTTCAGCAGTTATTCTTGCTTGTTCTGACTTAACCATTTCTGTTTGAAGTTCATCAGTCAATCTCAAATTCTCCTGTTTCCATTCATTTAATTCTCTGTTTTGAACTTCAAATGTTAGTTTTGACTCCTCAACATTTTTTAATGTTTCTTGGAGTTCCTCCATCATTCTTTGATTTTCCTCATTGAGTGTGGTCAAATCTTTGTTCTGAATCTGAACTTGTTTGGTTATCTCCAAACGTTTACGTCTAGATGCCGTATCTTTTTCAATACAAGTTTTAAGATATTGTTTGAACTCATCATCATCTTGAGCATCAATCAATTTAGTAATATTACCTTCAAGACCGATGTTTTTGGTCTTGAGGGTTTCTATTAAAATATCTTTTGTATCTTTATCTAAAACAATCATTTATAAACTTTGAAAGGGTTTGTTCTATTCTTATATCCTTCGTAATCTTTCTTAAAATCTTCTAATCTTGGTTCAATATCATCAGATTTAATAATCCAAAACTGAGCACCAGCTTGGACCGCCTTCGCTTGTTCTTCAGGTTCATTACTTGAAGATATAATTCCAATAACCACGTGGTTACCATACTCAAAGTTAACCTTACGGATAAGTTCAATACCATCAAAGGATGAACCTATTATGTTTAAATCTACAAACACACACTCGGGTCTTCCATCAGGACTTTTTTGCCAATCTGCAAATAATTTAGCAGCTTCATCTGAACTGTTCAAACTTCTTAACGACAATGTAATGTCAAGTAATGAACAAGA